CGATCAACTTTAGCACCTTCTTCAACTGATTCTTCTTCTAGCTTACCTTGCTTAGCAAGTTTAGCACGAACTGCGCCGGCTACTCTTTCACCAGCTTCCTTAGAACCATAACGCTTGGCAGCACTCTTTGCAATCTTAGCAAAGTTCTTGCCTGGCTTGCCTTCGTCCTTACCTTCTAGAGTTGTTGCGCTGCGACCAGCACCTAAACCTGCGCCTTTAGTATCGATGCCTTGTGTTGGCGCAATGTCGCCTTCTTTAACTTTTTTCTTATTCTTATTGTCAAGCATTCCGCGCTTGTTAGCAGTTGCCCATGCAATGTTCTCTGCTTCGTCCTTTGACTTGCCTAGCTTACGCTCTGACTTCTCAATGTGCTTGACCATACGATCAACTTTAGCACCTTCTGCTACGGACTTTGCAGGAACATTAGCAGTGCCTTGTAGCTTCTTGTTTGCTAGATTTAGCATATTGCCTCTAGACATGTTACGAGTACGATTGCGTTCATTGCTTACAAGTGCTTGGTCACGTTCTGTCGGATCATATCTAGCAGAAGTTCTCTGTTGGTCATCAAAATCTCTATTAATCGCCTTAGTTTCAGTGTCGTGGAACTGATTAATAGTCTGCGGAGATGCCTTTGCATTGAACGAGGTTGTGCTGCCAGCGCGGGCGGCGCCAGTTTGTGCTAGTTGATTTAACTGTCCATAACGCTTTGCTTGTGCAGCCTTGATTGTTTCTGGTGATAGTTCGTCAAGCTGTTCTTCTTTAACAGGCATATCTTTGAAGCCGTGTTTTTTCCAATCGGGGTTTCCAGCCTTAGTAAGATGCTTTACATTAGTAAAAGCCTTTTTAGTATCTTTGGCAGTCTTGTCTGCATCGGATTCTTCTTCAACTGACTCTTTCCAGCCGCTCTTAGCACGAATAGCGAAGTTTAGTTCTTGCTGCTTAGTATATTCAGGTGAACCTTTCTTGTGAGGTCCTGACTTATGTAATGCTGCTAATTGCTTTTCTAGGTCAGCTTTAGTCTTACCCTTGAACATGCCCTTCTTAGCAGGATTTAGCTTAACGTCACCCGCCCACTTTTCTTTCATCTGCTGCTGCCCAACTGGCTGTTGACCTGTTGCGCCAGCTGGTGCAGGCTGTCCTGCTTGCTGTGCGGGCTGTTGTCCTGGTTGAGTTGGAACTACGATTTGTGCTTTTCCGGATGCTGCTAAATCACCAACTGCCTTTTGCAATGCTTGTGCAGCTGGGCTATTATCAGTGACATTCAAAAAGCCTGCGCCAGTCTGCTGACTATCACCTTGCTTACCTACTACAGGCATGGGCTTCTGACCCACAGATAATGCTTCAAAAACATCTTTGAGTGACGCTGGCTTATCAGAAACGTTCATGGGAGGAGTAGTTGCATCTTCCTTGAGCATCTTCTTTTTAGTTGTTTTTGGTGATGTAGCTTCTAATTCAGCTAGCTTGCTCATAATGTCTTTCATCTGATTACCCTCTACCTGTCTTAGGCTTTGCAGGAAGCTTAATGTGAGTCATGGGGCTTTCTTTACCCATTGTTGCCATTAATGTTTCTGGCTTGAAAGGATCGAAAGCATCAGGAGTCTTCTTACCTTCGTAAGGGATTTCGATCTTGTCGTCCTTTGTCTGCTCCTTGATGCTGTCAAGATAGCTGTTACCATATGCCTTAGCAGCTTCTTTAGCACCGGGCTGTTCTTCAAGCTCTGAGTGATCCAATACAGGGCTATGATCCATTTGGTTTTCGTATCCTTCCATTTCAGAAGTTACGCTTTCATCATAACCAGTCTTTACTACACGAACCAAATTGACATTGTAGCCTAGCAACTGTGCAATCTGCTGAACCATGGGTTCTGTTGCTGGATAACGGAACTTGCACTTAATGATAGTGACTGGTTCGTTTGAATCACCATCAAATCCATATGGACTCTTTTGGATAGGTGTGGTCTTTGGCTCTGAAATTTCGATAGGGTCAAACTTCTTTAGATTATACTTGAACATATCAAGCCAGTTTTTGTCAACGTGGCCTGCTACCTTAATTGTATAATCGTAAGTATGAACACTTTCCATGATATATTGTTTTAAGCTACGCATATGGATCCCTGCAATATTATATTATGTATTTATCACTGTTCATTATTTTTGCTGGAGAGCATCTTAAGCAACTCGTTTCTGTCGAGTGCTTGCCCTTCGCCTAATGGAGTATTCTCTACTTCTTCTGTCTTAGCAGCAAGTTTAGCATCTAATTGTGCCTTCTTTAGCTGCATATCAAGCATTTTAAGCTTCTTATTGATCTTAGCAGTCTTAGCAGTAATAGCATGTCCCAGCATACTACTTGCACTGTTGAAGATTTCCGAGCTAAAACGCGATTCCACCTGCATACCTAGATCCATTAGATCCTTATAGCTATCAGTAGCCATTCTTGCAAGATCATCCATTTCTTCGTCCGCTGCTTCAAGTCCTCTAACTTGAGGAAGTGCTGCTTCAATCTTGTCTAAGGTGCTGAGTGCGTTCTCCGTTACTTCTTCAGTAACTTCAGGGAGAGGAACAGTGAGGTCATTGTCCTCACTAGTCGATAACTCGAATAATTCTTCCAATTTTTTTGTCATAAAACTATTTAGTTTTACTTGCGTCCATTATAGAATATGTCATCTTCGGTTATGACTCTGAACGATACCCCCAATCGCTGACAATATGCTTTAGCTGCTGCCCATTTAGCATGATTGACTGCTACGATAGCTCTATCTTTTGCGTTTTGACCTTTGCTTTCGATGAGACTTTGCTTCTTGGGTTTGATTTCTACAATTTCTGCAACTTGTTGGCCACGCTTGTTTTGATACAATACGAAGAAGTCAGGTACATACTGTGATGGCTTACCGGTTAATGGGTTCTTATACGGAATAGCAATCGCTTCGCTAGCCCATTGAATTATATTCTCGTTAGAATCGCAAAATTGCATGAACACTAGTTCCCACCCAGAACGATAATAAGGCTTTTTCTTGCCTACATATTTTTGTGGATTCTTGGGAGTGTAGAAACTCTGTGCCCACTTAGCCATGTTACTGTACTACGTTGCGCTGAACAGACTCATTTGGTTTAGGCACAATGCCTACACCGTATAATGTTGCTTTTGGTCTAAAAGTGTTCAAGTAATAACAGATTACCTGATTCATTTGTAGCTTTGTGTTAGTGCCTTTGATGGTTGCTAACAAATCCATAACATTATAACCACCTGTTTGCGCTATTCTAAACAGCAAAGACGCAAAGTTGATTGCAATGGTTTTGTTCTGTGAGGTGCCATAAAAATATGAATATACCACATCCCAGTCTCCTGCGCTTGCGTGCAGTTTAGTGGAATAAAAATTATCAAAAATCTTTATGGTTTGATCTACGGTAGTGATTGAATAGATAGACATGATAGTATTTATGCATATCCAATTGGGTCTGAGCCAAACGGTACTTCGATGGGGAAACCTTCAACGTCATCAATCTGAATTCCGTTATATACTTCCCCGGCTAAAGGCTCATCTGTAATAACAGTGGGTGAACTTCTGGTACCCGCTGTAGGGGCTCCAGCTAATCCTAGCGTACCTGGTGTTTGACTTGCTCCGGGCAACGAGAACAACGTGTTTCTATTTGTGGGGGTGTTGTTGAGTGCTTGAGAGAACATATTAGTTAGTTCAAGTGCTGCGTTCTCTGTTAGGTTAGCATTCTTAATCCCGTTGTATGCTGCACTAGCAGTTTGAATAGCACCAATAACCTGCTGTGCGGATTTTAAGAATCCGCCGGCTGCATCGATTAGTCCGCCCTGACCTAGTGCAGTTCCGTTTGCTCCTGGGTTCATTATGGGGCTAGGATTACGATCATAATTTTCTTCTAAACCAAATCCAGTGACGATACTTGCAGGATCTCGTCCATCTAAAGCGCCATAGTTATAAACAACAGTCTCGTAATCAATAGACATTTTGTTTTCCATAACACCGTTTCCGGTCTCATAGTTGAACGTGTCATGACTGAAGGACGTAATCACCGGATTAATCAATGTGTACGCAGTAAAGTTATGGTTGTGTATGCCAAAAACAGTTATGCTATTGAAGAATGGAACCTTGATACCTGTGTCAGAATATTCAAGATTGTTACCACCTACAAAGCCCCAGTCAAAGTTCTTACTGTTAGGCACTTCATAGATATCTCTGTAGTTGTAGTCTACAATACCTTCAGTTAGTTCGCCGTCAAATAACTGTGATTTAGACAACTCGGTCCCTCGCTGAGCTTGCAACGCTTGTGAGGGCTTTGAACCGTCATTATAATAGTAACGATAATATGCTTCCCACAACTTAGTAATGTTATTTCCATTATCATCGTGGAAAGTAATTTCAATAGGTTCATAGCGAATTTTTGTCTGTACAATTCGCTTTCTGTTGTATTGATTTAGTTGTGTAGTTGAAATGTTGAAGCTGGGCAGTCTTACATCCTTTACTAATAGACCAAAGTTATTACGTAAAGGATAGGCTTCTGTGTTAATATCAAAGTACGTATGAAATAGAAACTTTAGTTTCGGTGCGTTTTCATACGTATTTGTTCTGAATGTTTTAGAGGCGTGGGTATAATCTCTAAGGTATTCGCTGCCGAAGATATCTCCGGCAGCGTTTTGAAGATTTATACCCCAGTTACCTAGTGACATGTATTGTCCTAACTATTAGGATGCGCCACCGATACCTGTTGCGATACCAGATGGACCGTTGAATGCACGACCAACCAACTGACCAACGCCTGATGTTAGCGGAGCTTGAATTGCGTTATCGTAACGAATAGTCAAAGCGATTGTTACGGGGTCGCTGGTTGCGTAGTTCAATGACTGATAGTTTGCTTGCTGGATGAAGCAACCATAGCATTCCCAAGTTTCAAGAACTGACGGAGCAAGTGCGCCGTTACCACCGTCTAGAATTT